TGGGATGAATTCGGAATCATTGGCGAGTTTTCGCCCGAAGACGTGTTCGTCCTGAACGGCGTGCAATGGGATTGGGTTGGCAGCATGAATGCCGTGTCCCTGGCACGGTCGGCTATTGGCCTTGCCATGGCCACAGAGCGCAGCCAAGCCGCGATGCACGCCAACGGCCTGCGCCCCAGTGGCACCTACAGCGTTGACGCCACGCTGAATGAAGAACAGCACAAGCGCCTAAGCGCCTGGATCAAGGAAAAGACCGGCCCGAACCATGCAGGAGATCCCCTTGTCCTGGACCGCAATGCCAAGTGGCTGCCCACCTCTCAGACTGGGGTCGATGCGCAGCACGTTGAAACCCGCCGCCTGCAGATTGAGGAAATCTGTCGGGGTTATGGGGTGTTCCCGATCATGGTTGGGCACTCCGACAAGACCAGCACCTTCGCCAGCTCCGAGGCGTTCTTTGCGGCCCACCTGATCCACTGCCTGGCGCCCTGGCACCGCGCATGGACCCAGCGCATCGACGAAATGCTATTGGACGGTGCAGGCCCTCTGTTTGGCGAGTTCGACACCCGCTACATGCGCGCCGGGTCTATCAAGGACCGCGCTGTTTACGCCCGAACGATGGTCGAAATGGGGCTGATGAGCCCGAACGAATACCGCGATGAAGAGGGTTGGGATCCGCGCCCAGGCGGGGATGACTACCTGAAACCAATGAACATGGTGCAGGGCAACGAACCGGGCGCTGAAGCGCCAAAGGACACCGAAGACGATGCCAAGGCCCAGCAGATCGAAATGCTGGAGCGCAAATTGGCCGCACTGGAGTCTCGCCAAGTGCCAGCCCTACAGCCAGTAATCAACAACTACGTCACCACGCCAGATGTGAAGTCGGAAACCCACGTTCACAACGCGGCTCCCGCTGCGCCAAACGTGGAAGTGCGTAACGAAATCAATGTTGAGCCGACGCCGATTACGGTGGAGGCCGTCATGCCCGAGCAGAAGGCCGCAGACCCGACGCCAGTGACCGTCATCAACCAAGTCCAGCCATCAAACGTGGTGGTGAACAACGCATTTCCCAAGAAGTCGGTGCAGACCGTTGAGCGTGACGCCAACGACGAAATCACCCGCACCGTAACTGAACACCAGGAGTAAGCAATGAGCGCAAGCAACACCACCGAAAACGACATCCTGAAACTGATCTGCCAAGGCACAGACCCCGCATGGCGGGCTTCTGCCACTGGCTACTGGGCACTGTTCACTGCCGACCCTGGCGAGACTGGTTCACTGGCCGATGAATGCACCTACACAGGCTACGCCCGTGTCGCGCAGACTAAGGCCACCGCATGGACGGATGGCGGCTCGACATTCAGCAATGCCGCACTGGTTCAGTGGCCCCAATGCACCGGCGGCGCGAATGACGCGACCCACTTCGCCTGGGTGTCTTCTGCCTCTGGTGCTACCGCCTACATGCTGTCCGGCGCACTGGCCTCGACTCTGAGCATTTCCAACGGTATCCAACCGCAGGCAGCGGCTGGTCAACTCCAAGTGACTGCCGACTGATGATCTACCGCTACACATGCGCGGCCTGTGGGCTTGTGGTTCGTGTTGACCACGAAGCCGCCGCCATTGAGCGCAAGGCTTGTGCATGTGAAGCTGATCTGATTCAGGAACTGGAAGAGTAATGGCTGGGTTCCGCAACACTCGCGAGATGGTTCAGGCGCAGGAGCTTGGGCAGTACCTGTACGCGAGCTTCCGTAAGCAACCCACACAGACAACTGGAGCTGGAGTCTGGTTCGACCTCTCAATGAGCCCCGGCAATCCAGCACCAAACTACTACATCGGCGCAGTCGGCGCATTCACTCCACTGAAGCAGTCCACTGATGGTGGCTTGCGACACGGGGGCAACGTCAATGCGCTGGGCAAAAAGAAGTTCCTGCGCAAACTGATGGCACTGACTCCGACAGCAACTGCTGCACCTCTGTCGTGCATCGTTGCGGACTACATCGGTTTTTATCCGTTCATAGACGAATCGGTGACGGATGTGCAGTTCTTGGACAACACACAAAGCCCGACGCGCCATGCGGACGGGAAGGGTGTGATGCTGATGCCAGTGACAGTCGCAGGCCACACAGGTGGTCAGACCTTCACTGTGAACTACACCAACAGCGATGGCGTTGCTGGCCGCGTTACGCAGACCGCAACCATGTCCACGCAGTTCGTGAACGGAACGATCCTGTGCAGCCAGCAGGCGGGTGCGGCCTACGTGAACAACGGGCCTTTCCTGTCATTGCAGCAAGGCGACACAGGCGTGCAGTCAGTGCAGTCCGTGACCATTGGTGGCGTTGGTGATGTGGGCCTCTTCGCGTTGGTTCTGGTCAAGCCGCTGGCAACCTTCTCGCTGTACGGCATCGACGCACCGACTGAGGTGGACTACCTCACCGACATGGCATCCATGCCTGAAATCAAAGACGATGCATACATCAACCTGATAGCACTGCCGAACGGAACGCTGTCAGGGGCACCCATTCATGGCGTGCTTGAAACCACTTGGGGCTAAACATGGCAGGCTTTACTGGACAAGACGATCTCATCAACCAAGTCAGCACGAACGGCAAGTTCTATCGCTCTGACTGGCAGAAGTCTACCTTCGCAACCACGGCACACACTGCGGGTCTGTGGTACTCGCTGCAACGTGGCGGCGGCAACCCTGCTGCGGACACTATCCTTGGCACTGGCACCAACCTCGCGTTCCAAGCACTGAGCGATTCCGTTGCGACCGCTGGCGGCATTCCCCACGGGGGCAACGTCGGCGGGTACAAGCACCTGTTGAATGCCGCAGCACAGACCGCAGCAGCTACTACGGCTCCGTGCGTGCTCATGTTGGTGGACCTGCTGGGCTTCTACCCCATCACCACGGTGACCACCACCACAGCGCAGACGCTGAACAACACCGTGACTTTGCCGCGCTATACCGACGGCGCTGGTGTTCAGGCGTTCATGACACCCTCTACCGTCATGGGTGCTGCAACGCCTAACCTGTCCATCGGCTACACCAACAGCGCCTCTACCGCAGGCCGTGCGACACCTGCGACCCTGCCGATTGGCAACACCGCTGCGGCTGTGACCAGCATCGTTTACTCGGGTACTGGCGCAGGTAAGTTTGGCCCCTTTATGCCATTGCAAGCGGGTGACGCAGGTATCAAGTCTGTGCAGACCGTGACCATCTCTACGTCCTACGTGTCGGGCGTGCTGAATCTGGTGCTATGCAAGCCTCTGCTTACGCTGCCGATTACCACGCTGGGCGTGACCGCAGAACGTGATCTGGTCAACCAGTTTGCTTCGATGCCCAAGGTGTATGACGGCGCTTGCCTCGCATGGCTCATGCTGGCTGGTGCCGCCACCCCAGTCGCATCGCCTATCTCTGGTCACTTGGAATTTGGCTGGTCTTGATATGGCCCTGCACGGCAACCGCTCCGTACTGCACAAAAGCCCTGTTCGCTTTCTGAACGGTGGCGCGGCCATCCTGCGTAGCAACTTCGGCAAGCACGGGATGGTGCGCAACAGCTACCAAGTGTTTGCCGCCACTGCTGCCATCCCTTACGGGTACTACGGTGGTCGTGGTGCATGGGTGCAACCAAAGAAGGGCGGTGCGGTTTCGGGCGTCAACGCCATCGCGCTGACCATCGGCGCATCGGGCGCAGGTTCGATGGGTAAGAACACAAGCGGCACGGCGTCGATCACGTTCGACCTTTCCGGCGTCGGTGGCCTCATTTCGTCGGCCTCTGGTGTTGCCTCCATCTCCCTGGGCGCATCGGGCAACATCTTTGCGTCAAAGTCAACGAGCGGCACAGCAGGAATTACGCTGGGCGCGACAGGAACGCTCAAAGCAACCGGAAAGATTCAAGGCACAGCACCGATTAGCCTTTCTGCCAACTGGACACCCTACGCAGTAGGTTGGATCAGCGGAAGCACAGCAAGCGGCGGAGTGTTGACTGAGGCATCAATCATCGCTGCCATGAACGCCAACCCACCGAAGGTGAACATCGCCAAGGTCAACGATGTGCCAGTAACCGGAACAGGTGAAGTTGGATCGGAGTGGGGGCCACTGTGACCAAAGAAGAAAAGGCCGCTTACATGCGGGAGTACCGCAAGCGCAACCCAGAGAAGGTTCGGGCGATTGAGGCCGCGACAAAAGCTAGAAATCGTGAAAAGGTACTGGCTCGTAAAAAGGAGTACCGGGAGAAAAATGCGGAAAAAGTGTTGGCGTACAACGCGGCATACCAGCGGGCCAACCCAGAACTTCGTGCAAAGTGGCAAGAGTCGTACAAAGCGAAGAGGCCGGACGTTTATGCGAAAGCCAAGGTCACAAGACGTACATGTGAGCGAAGAATAGTTCCGTGGTACGACCGTGCTGCCGTTTCTGAAATTTATAGGGAATGCAAGAGGATTAGCGAATTGACGGGTATCCCGCACCACGTTGACCACATCATTCCGCTAAAAAACAAGCAAGTCTGCGGGCTTCATGTGCAAGACAACTTGCAAGTGATACCCGCCAAAGATAACTTCTACAAGTCAAACAAATGGGGGCCGTAAATGGCGTCCTCATTCAAGGGTTGGGGCGCTAGTTGGGGCGAGTCCTGGGGCGCAGTAACTGATAGCGGATTCATTAGCGGAACCGCAACGATCACGCTGAGTGCCACAGGCGCAATCGAAGGCATCTATTTTCCACCAGTGCAACCAGAAAACGGGCCCTCTGGTGGGGCCAACTGGACACGCGGCTACAAGCCGACACATGACTACTTCACACCGCGCCGCCGAAGCAGGCGCGATGAAATTCTCTTCCTGAGAGGTTGAAAAAATGAAAACAAAACACTTCGACGTTGGCTTTGAAATTAAAGCGGTCAACGCTGACGGCACCGTCGAAGGTTACGGCTCGGTCTTTGGCGTGCGGGACAACTATGACGACGTGATTGCCAAGGGCGCATTCATCCAATCCCTGAAAGACCACAAGGCGGCTGGCACCATGCCCGCCATGCTCTGGCAGCACGACGCAGACAAGCCTATCGGCATCTGGACCGAGATGGTCGAAGACGAAAAGGGCCTGCGCATCAAGGGCCAACTGGCGATGGAAACCGTCAAGGGTAAAGAGGCGCATGCGCTGCTCAAGATGGGCGCCATCAATGGTTTGTCCATCGGCTTCATGTCCAAGCAATGGGCCTACGACCGTGAAACGGAAGTGCGCACCCTCACCGAGATTGACCTGTGGGAAGTCTCGCTGGTCACCTTCCCCGCCAACGAAAAGGCGCGGGTCACGAATGTGAAGTCTGCCGACGAAATGGCGACTCCAAAAGATGCTGAAAAAGCCCTGCGTGATGCCGGGTTCAGCAAAAGCGACGCGACGGCTTTTGTGTCTCGCGTCATGCGGATGGGAGAAGTGCGGAGTGATTCTGCGAATTCGACCGCCGTGGCAATGAAGGCAGCCGACCGGCTGCTCCGTTCCCTCACATCCTAAGAAAGAACCACCATGCGTAAAGCAAACACCCTCCTGGCCGTGATGGCCGTTCACATGGCTGCTTTTGCCGCCAAGGCTCAAGCAGTTGGCGCATACGAAAAGCGCGACGAGCCCAGCGTCAAGTCCGTGGCCGATGCCCTGGACAAGATCGCCACGGCCTTCGACGAATACAAAAAGACCAACGACGCCCGCATTGAGGCCGTGAAGTCCGGCGCCTCGACCGAAGCATTCGACGCCAAACTCGCCAAGATCGATGCCCATATCGACAGCCTGGGCGAGATGAAGACCAAGCTGGAGAAGATGGAAACCAAACTGGCCCGCCCTGGTGCCGGTGAGGCTGGTCGCCAAGAAGGCGAGAGCAAGGAAGCGGCTGAGTACCGCCATGCCTTCCTCGACTGGATGCGCGCGCCCAACGATCACGAGCGCCAGCAAAAGGCCGCCGCCGCAGCGAAGCAACTGGAAGCCAAAAACCGCGATGGCCGCGAAACCCGCGCCACGCAGACCGTCACCTCGACCGGCTCCGCTGGCGGCTTCGCACTGCCCGAGATCATCGAGCGCCAGATTGCCCGCCTGTCGGTGGACATTTCGCCGATCCGCCAGATTGCCACCGTTCGCACTGTCGGCAGCCCTGATTACAAGGAACTGTTCGACGTGAACGGCGCTGGTTTCGAATGGCTTGGCGAAACCGACACTCGCAACCAGACCAACACGCCAGACCTGGCCGAAGTCGCGCCCACCTTCGGCATGGCATCGGCCAAACCGCAAGCCTCCGAGGAATCTCTGGATGACCTGTTCTTCGACGTTGAGAACTGGCTTATCAGCTCTGCCGCTGAAGCCATCGCTCAAGGCGAAGGCGTGGCGTTTATCAGCGGCAACGGCACCAAGAAGCCCACCGGTTTCCTGGCTGGCCCCACCCCAGTCACAACCGCCGATTCCAGCCGCGCATTCGGCACGCTGCAGTACATCGCTTCGGTCCAGGCCGCAGCGCTGCCCACCAGTGCAGACATCTTCTATGACCTGGTGTACTCGCTGCGCGCCCGCTACCGCAACAACGCTCAGTGGGTTACCTCCAAGCTGGTGCTGGCTGCGCTGCGCAAGTACAAGGACACGACCAACCAGTATCTGTGGCAGCCCGCCCTGACTGCTGGCCAGCCTGCAACCTTCATGGGCTACGGCATCACCGAAGCGGAAGACATGCCCGCAGTTGGCGCTGGCGCGTTCTCCCTGGCCTTCGGCGACTTCAAGGAAGGCTACCTGATCGCCGACCGCGTTGGCATGCGCATCACCCGTGACGAAATCACGACCCCCGGCTTCGTCAAGTTCTACGTGCGCAAGCGCGTGGGCGGGAAGCTGCGCAACACACAGGCAATTAAGCTGCTCAAGATCGCAGCAGCGTAAACCCAAGGCCCATGCAGGGCCTTTTCTTTTGGCACTCCCATGAAACTCACCATCACCAAAGACTTCACCTACTGGCACGGCGGCTGCAACCGAGCCGACTACTCGGCTGGGCAGGAGATCGAGGCAGACGACAGCGAAATGGTCGCCGTTGCTCTGGCTGAAGGTTGGGCGACGGATGGAGCGCCCAAAGAAAAGGCATCCAAGCCGCCCAGCACCAAGGCCCACAAGGCCGCGCCGGAGAACAAATGAGCTTCGTCCAACTGTCCGAGGCCAAGCTGCACCTACGGGTTGACGGCACCGATGAAGACGCCCTGATCGACCTCTACATCAACGCCGCAGAGCATGCCGCCATCAAGGCCATGGACAGGGGCGTGTACGCCGACAACACGGCATTGCAGACTGCGATGGCTGCTGCCCCGGCTGCGCTCACCGCCGCCACTGCCGCCAAAGAGGCCGCCGTTACCGCTGCGGAAGCATTGACCGACGCAGACGAAAAAGCGGCGGCCCTGCAGGCCGCAGAAAACGCCTACATGCGCGCCCTGGTGGCCTACCGCCAAGTATTCGACGGCATCGTCGTCAACGACCAGATCATGGCCGCCGTGCTGCTGACTGTGGGCCATCTGTACGCCAATCGTGAGGATGCCGTGGTGGGCGCGTCTGTGTCCGCGCTGCCAAACGGCGCTGACCACTTGCTGCAGCCGTTCAAGGTGTATTCGTAATGCAAGCCGGACGCTTCAACCGTAGATGCACTCTGCAGGCCCCCGGCACGACGCAGGACGAGCTAGGACAGCCCATCCCCGGATGGACGGATGTAGCCACGCTGTGGGGTGACATTCGCATGAAATCGGGCTTAGAAAGCATCAAGGCGGGTGCATCGGTATCTGTGGTGCAGGCATCCATTCGCGTGCGCTA